TTGCCATTACTGTTGATAGCGCTGCACCTGGTGATACCAAATTTGTGGCAGCTCTCAACAGATTTCCAATCGTTGATGTTGTTGGGTTTTCGGCCGCCTGGCCTGCTGCAATCAGCTGGGCTACTGCCGCTGGTGGTGGTAGTGTTGGAGGTGTTGTTGTCGTGGCCGTCGCTTGTGGTCTGCTAATCCTGGAACCCGTTGGGGCACTGGGTGTTAGGCGGTTGTCCTCACCGTACACAATATCCGCTACCAAATCTGCTCTGTTTCCTGCATTCTCAGCCTTCTCTTGCAAAACCCCATCGATCTGTTCAGCCTCTGGTGATGGTTCCATTTCATCTGATTCTCCATTTTCATCGAGATATTCTATTTCGTCGTCTCCGAATTCTCCTGATACTTCATCGCCTGATGGATATGCGTCAACAAACAATGGTTGGTTCTGGTTGTCCAGGGTAATCTGCTGCTGTAGTGCCTGATTGATAATTGGTGCTAGGGCATTTTGTGTATCTTGTTGGGTCGTTCGTATTGCTGGTGGCATCATTTCATCTTGTGGTCCGCGATCCACTGTCATCTCGAGAATCCTTCTCCTCTTCTCGAGTTCTTCCGTTGTGATTGTCGAGTCATTTGCACCTTTCAATAAATCCTCTGCAAAGAGAAAAAGAATACTTTCTTCTTCTGCGTTGATAATAACGTTCAGTGCGTCATCCATCGCCCTCTCCCTAGCATTGGACTTCCTTTCGTCGCCGTTGGCCTGATCTTCCTTCATTTTTGTCTCGATGCTTTTGACTATTCCTAGTAGACTTTCTGGATCAACATCTTCATCGCTTGTACCATCATCCTCATCTTCGTCGTCCCTGTTGTCTTCTTCGAGTTGATCAAGCCTGGCATTCAGTTCCGATGCCCTTCTTGAAAAATCATCTGAACGTGCTCTCAATTCATCTGCTTGTCTCTGCAAATCGTCTATTGTTCCTTCATCTACACCATCGTCTTCGTACTCATCTGCCAGATCAGATAAATCATCCGCTTGTGTCGCAAGCTCGGCTGCTTTCCCGTTCATCTCGGCCGCTTGTTCGTACAGAGAACTGGTGTCGTAGTCGATATCTTCATCTGATAAATCGAACATCTTGTCGAGATTCGGTGTTGGTGGAACGAACTGTTGACTAAGTTCAGGTGGTACTTCTTCATCGGATTCATCCGAACTCAGAACCGGGTTCACGATCTCTGTCTCTGTCTCCGTCTTTTTGTTCATGATCTCTTGCCTGATTCGAGCAAAGTAGTCATCATCGTCTTCCTCATACTCATCTTCTTCCTCGTCTTCCTCGTCGTCTTCCAACTCATCGTCTGGAATCACCACGATCGGCTTGTCTCCATCGTCTGCTGGTTCATCGTCCTCATCATCTTCTAGCACTACAATCGGCTCATCGTCGCTATATGGGGCTTCGAGATCTTCGTCATCTGCTGGTTCATCTTCGGTTTGCGTCGTGCCTTTTTGTGTTTCTGACAAGGCTTCTTCGTAGTCAGCATCGTCTTTCTCGATGTTCTTTTCCACTTCAAGTAGCTTTTTTGTAACCTTCTTTTGTAGATTCTTATCGGTACGTAGCTGACCATTCTTCAAGAGCTTTTCTACTTTTTTTAGCAGGGCTGCGGAATACTCGTTCAACGTCTTCGCGCCAGGTTTAGTATTTGTAAACCTTCCGAGGTTGTTGCTGGTTCTATCAATAAGTTTTTGAAGTTCAATGACAGGCTTCGTGTGTGTTTCGCCTGGCTTTTTGGGTGGAATTGACTGCTTGGCGTACTTGATCGTCTTCTGTATGTCTTGGGTCGCCTTGATCCTATCTTGCATGTGTGGTTTGGTGTCGAGGCTCTCAAGTTTGGAGATCTCCAGATCCAGTTCGGGGATCGTGGAATTCAGAAAAGAATATGACCTATCCGTGAAGGATTGAAGACTTGTCGCTTTCCCTAGATCCTTCAGCTTGTTCTCGGCTCTCGTAAACTTGTTCTGAATATCATGAAGCTTCGGGCTAAAGCGTGATCTTACAAGTTCTCGGTTGTTGAGATCTTCTCTGAACTTTTCCCTTACTCTATTGATCCTATCCAGCCGGTTCGTGAAGGCCTCTTTGTAAGATTGAAGCTCTTGCGCTTTCAGACCCTCAAATTCATCTGATTCCTTCCTTCTCCGCGCTGATTCCATCCTCATCCGATCGGTGGCCTCATTGCGTTCTTCCAATGCCGCTGCCCTCTTAGCTGCCTTTGTTGCTTGATCCATTGCTTTCTTTCCTGTGCTTTTCTTTCCTCCACCTACTACATACTTGACGTCTTTTTCAGCTAGTCGTCTGAGTAGTCGGTTGGTCTTATCGACTCTCGTCAACATAGCTCTTCCCAGTGGAGTTGTTTGTTGGATTGAACCTCCTTGCACAAATCTCTGGTTCCTCCTGGTGAATCCGTCTAGGAACTCGTTGATCGGATTTGTTGTGTCTCTTGACATGCAGTTACCTCCGCGTACATAACGATTTCCGTCTGATGCTATTCTGGATAGCACTCGGTCTACTTTCTCCTGAAATTCGCGCCTGTTCGACATGTTATATACTAGCTAAGATTATAGATGGATAAGCTATTGAGCACTGCGGACGTTGTTCAGGTGGCTGGTCAGCCAATGGCCATGTTGTTGTATGATGATCTAGCTGAAGTTTCTCGAGCACAGGACCTATTCGATAAGGAGACCGGAAACGCTTGTCTTATTTTGGTTCGCTGTGGTCCAAATAACGGTCATTGGGTGGTGTTGACCCGCGATGGAACAGATATCACCTTCTTTGACTCGTACGGCGGGTTCATCGATGATCAACTTGATCATACACCCATTCGGTACGCTCCTCATCTGTCGCGATTGTTGTCTCGCTACCCCGGCAAGGTGCACTACAATGCCAAGCAGGTCCAGGAGTACTCTGGCGATGTGAATACCTGTGGTAGGTGGTGTGGGTTATTTGTCCGCAACCGAGGTGTTGGTGTTGATGACTTCGTTGACGTTATGGGTGGTAGTGGCGTGAACCCCGATCAGTTGGTTGTTTCACTGACTGACAAATATCTCAGCTAGATATAGCCACATGAGTAACCTCAATCCGCGACACGTTGACAATGTTTACTACAACGCTGTCATCAATAACCCGGCTAAGCTTCCTGGTGGTGCTGACAATCCAAATCTGATCGCTTGCGAGTTCAGTCAGGAGCACCTTCAGCCGATTCTCGGTAACCCAAGTGAGTACTACCTGGCTGTTGAGCGATTCAATATTCCTGGCAACAGCTTGCCGCTGTTTCCGTTTCGGGATAACTACTACTCTGTCACTCTTTCGTATGGTGGTGATGATTACCGTGCGTTTCTCAACTACGTTCCTGTTGCTGCTCCTTTGTTCGACCCTGTTTCTCAGCCTGTTTACTACTACAGCCAGATGGTTCAGAGCATCAACAATGCCTTCTTGACTGCTTACCTGACGTTGAAGGCGTTTCATCCTGGTGCTCCTGACTATCCTCCTGAGTTGATCTTCACTCCTTCGAGTCAGCTGTTCAGCTTCATTGTTCCCCGTACGTATGATCCTTTGCTTGGTCCTACTACTGAGATTTACCTCAACTACAAGTTGGCTTTGTTCTTCGAGAACATTCCGTTCTTCAGCTTCAGTCGCGCTGATCCTGCTGGTAAGGATAGTCTGTTGATTGTTCGTAACGTGTACAACAACTACTACCCTGTTGGTACGGATCCGACCGCCAACTACGTCAGTCCAACTGCTACCTACCCTGCTTATCAGTTCACGAGCGCTTTCCCGTACTTCCGAGCCTGGAACCAGCTGAAGAGCATTGTGATCACCACACAGTCTATCCCTTGTCGTCGTGAGATCGTGGCGACTAACTTGACTGACCAGACTGGATTCATCAATACTTTGACGGATTTCACTCCTCAAGTGAATACCAGTGGTGACGTGTTGAGTACATTCTACTTCTTCCCTCAGGGTCCTCGTCGATTGATCGACTTGACCGATAACAACCCGATGTATCGGTTCGACTTCAGGATCTTCTGGTCGACGTTCACTGGTGATCTGTTCCCTCTGATGCTGACTCCTGGTAACGAGGCTTCTATCAAATTCCTCTTCATCAAGCGAGCACTTGGTAACCTTGTGAATAGCGGCACTTTCTAGTGATCCCTATAGCGTGAATAAAATCTATTCAAGCTATAACCATCATGAGTCTTGCAGTTGACCCGGTACACAGTGTGAAATCTATTGACCCTCGCGTCAATTTCAATCGACAGAAGTACTTGATCCAACAGGGTGCGAGTCAGTGTTCGTTCCGTATTGTTACTAGCAACAACGTCAGCAACAACTCGGTTCAGTTCACCTGCCCGCCTCCGAACGTGAACGTGGCTGTCGATCGTAAGGTGTTCATCGAGATTCCGATCGAGTTCACCTTCACCGGTAAGAGTCCTGTTCCCTTCATTCCTGGTGTTCCTAACCTCATCAAGTACGGTTCGCTCGATGCTCTTCGTAGCTACCCGCTTTCGAAGATCTGCAGCACTGTTCAGGTTGTGTTGAACAACTTCACTGTGACTACGAACATTTCGGACTACGCTGACGCTCTGCTTCACTACAACAATGAGCTTGACACACGATGCTTTGAGTTGTCTGGAACTCCCTCGATGCTCGACTCGATGCAGAACTACTCTGATTTCACTCTTTTGGGTTCTGGTCGTAACGTTCTTGGACGTTATGGTGAGAACTCTGCTGAGAACGCGCGCGGTGGTTACACTGGTGTTAGCTTTGTCAGTACAGCCATCGCTGGTGCTGGTGCTCTTACTGACACTATTACAGAAGTGTTCCGCGCTGTCATCTACGAGCCATTGTTCATCAGTCCACTTCTGTTCGGACAGCGCGAATCGATGGGTCTGTATGGAATCCAGACCTTCGATATCACCTTGAACTTTGGTGACATCTCTTACGCTTGGAGTCACGCCAACGTTCCTGGTGGTGTAACTGATCTGACTGTCGCTGGAACTATCAGCGGTGGTGCTCAAGCTCCTCGTGCTCACTTCAATTACCTGACTCCTCAGGTAAACCAGCTGTTGAGCCCCAACTGTGTGTACTCATACCCGTACTACTCGATTGATCGCTACCCCACCGAGACTGGAACTTCCGCTCTTGCTGGTGGTGCTAGCTCTAGCGTCACTTCGAACAACGTTCAGTTCTCGAGCATTCCTCGTCGTGTGTACGTCTTCCTTCGTCGAACTCCAACGTCGCGAAACTTCACCAAGACCGACACCTATGCTCGTATTGACAAGGTGAGCATCAACTTCAACAACAAGTCTGGTCTGTTGAGCTCTGGTTCGTCTTTCGATCTGCACCACATGAGCGTTCGTAACGGACTGAAGAGTTCGTGGGATCAGTGGAATGGATACCAAGGTTCCATTCTCTGCCTTGACTTTGCCCGTGACATGTCGCTCGGTCCTCTTGAGGTTCCTGGAGTGCTTGGTACTTACCAATTCCAGATCCAGGTTGACTACACCAACGTTAACCCGTTTGAACCCATCCTCTATCAGTGCATGATCGTGGCTGTCAGTGAGGGTATGTTCACTGTTGACAAGCAGACCAGTATGGGTCAGATCGGTGTGGTCGCTCCTGAGGAGATCCTGAACGATAACAGCATCCCGATCGCTGACTACTACGCTGCTATGCAGGGAGCTAACTTCTATGGTGGTGCCTTCATGGACACTGTGAAGAAGTATGGTAAGAAGGCTCTGAGTGGTCTGAATGCTGTTCTACCTGCTCTCTCTGCTGCTGCTCCTTTCCTGCCTGGATCGGTTGCTACTGTCCCTGCCCTTCGGTTGGCTGAGAAGTATATTCCGAAGCTGATCAACGCTGGTGCTACCCCTGATGAGGCTCAGAAGTTGACCGGTTCTGGCTATGGTGAGGCTGACCTGAAGAGTTTGGTGCGGCGAATGAAGGCAGCCCGCGGTGGAGCTGCGTGTGGTGGATCTTTCGTCGGCTCTGGTCTGATGGGCGGTGCTGCTATGGGTGGTCGCTTGGCTGGTAAGCAGCGTATGCAGCGACGACTGCAAGGTCTCTAAGACCTTTGTGATCTACGTGATCTGTTCATTGTAATGTACAGATCACACACATTCCAGACTGTGTAGTGGAATTTTCGGAAGAGATTGTTCCAGTTTGGCTTTTTCTTCCAGTTTGGCTTTTTTCTCCTTTTCCATGTGCTCCCGGTATCTCCTAATAAGTGGGTACACGTAGTCGCGTTCGTATTTGCACTGTTTGCAGTGTTTGCACTGTTTGCACTGATACTTTGTGAATAAAGAGCCCATTGATAACCTGATAGATTATAGTTTCCGCTGGTTTATACCTGTTCGATTGTTGAGACGACGATATGAATCGTCTCTTCGTCAAACTTGTGGAATCTTAGAGTCTTAACTATCCTTTCGATGTTGCACCGTGCCGTTGGTCCATCGTAGAGTAGCTCGGCTTCTCTCTGTGATACGAAACCTACGGTCCTGAAAGCGCTGTTGATATGGTCCTGCTTTGCGAAGGGAGACTCCATTACTATTCTACAAGATTCTTTGTGTGAAAATTTTATACTATCTTCTCACAACGTTTCTCGAACTCCCGCTCAAGATGTGACCTGTAACTCTGCCAGTTACGTGACTTGACCTTGAACTCGAAACCAGTTGACAGTCGCTCCTCTGGAGTAGCCTTCAGCGTTGTTAGCTTCGGTTTGAGATCGTCTTCTTTGGATTTGTCCTTGAACACGAAGCCTCTGAGTGTGTCGATCACGACTTGAGAGTCCTTCGTGTGACCCTCTCGCTTGAGTTTCTTCCTGATCTTGTCGAAAGACTCTTCTGTGTACTCGTAGTTAGCTAGACGTGCTTTTTCTTGCGCATCTTCGTAGGAAGTGAACCCGATCAGCCTGAAAAGCCTGTCGAAGTTCCTCTTCTTGATCTCTCCTTCGATAGTCTGAACCTCCATTATAGCTAAGCCAAGGAAATATTTTAGTTAAGTTAGCGATGAAACACCAGATGCTCGACTTGTGCTAAAACTTGAATTGGAAACACACGAATTATAATTCGTATGCTTCTATCGTTTTTTATTTCAGCTCAGAAATTTCCTTGAGAACCGTGTCTCTGCTTCTACCTAAATTTCGGAATTTTCCGAAATATTGTCTCTGCTTTTACCGAAATTACTTTTTTTGATTTTTACGTGGAAGCGGAAACTCTCGTTGTTATTTTGGAAAACAGTGTAAGCCGTTGCGAGAAGGATTTTCGGATTTTAGCTGAAGTCGCGACAGACGGAATTTTGAGACACGAAAATTATCAAAATGTATATCTACT